GGATTCTGTGTAACGTTCCTTTTAATGAAATATCAGAATGGTTGGAACAGCAAGGGGAATACATAGATCCTGGTTCGATATATTATTATGCACATAAATATATACCTGAAACTAACTTACTACCTACTAGGTTCTTGAAAAGAGAACTACAGGATGTCAAAATATCGATTAATGAATTAACTATGCAACAAGATCTAATCTTATGTCAAGCCGAACGGGTCAAGAAGCTTTTAGAAGAAGAAAGAGAAGATGAGATAGTAAATAAATTAGTAGCTAAGGAGATAGAACTTCTTAATAAGCTTTTAGTAACTTCAGCTGAACTTAAGATTCGCCTAGGGCTTCTCAAGAGGGATGGACTTCCTGGAAGCAATTCCGATAGACCTATGGTCGATAATGTATCATCAGAAATAGAAAAGATGGTATCTTCGATAAACAATGTGGACTTCGAGAAATTAAAGTTTGTTATAGAACGCTTGACTATTGAATCGAATGATCAGAAAAATAAAAGAGGTACTGAGTATTATGCGGAGTAATTCAACCACAAAAGATCTTTTATCCTCACTAAGTGAGAATGAAAAGCAATTATTGATGCTAATAATGCAAAACGGAGATCGTAACGATCTTAAGAACCTTATAGGGAATGCTGTAAGTGTTCTTTACAATGAGTATCCAGTAAGCATGGAAGAGTTTCTCCTCGGTAAGAAGTACTTGAATTTAGAAAACTACCTGTATCCTAGAGTAAAGGATCTTCTATTAGAAATTGATAAACCGCATATTAGGGAAGTCGACTTACTTTTGGGAAAGGGCAGTGGAAAAAGCACCTTAAGCTCCATAACCCTGGTGCGTTCTGTGTATAAATTACTATGTTTTAATGACCCACAGTTGGCGTTTGGATTATTTCCAAACCAAAAGATAGCTACTTTAAACTTATCAGTACGAAAGGAGCAAGCTAAGGATGTAGTTTTCCATAATATGCTGCAACTTTTGGAACGTAGCATCTGGTTTTCAGGTAAGTATGTAGATAAATCTAACTCTATAGAATTCCCGAGAGAAGTGACCGCTTTAAGTGGGCACAGTGGAGCCACTGCTTGGCTTGGTTATAATGTTTATACCGGGGTCATGGATGAAGTGGAGTTTATGGTAGACAATGAAAAACGTTCTATAGCACAAGAGCTTTATGAAGCTTTAAAAGGAGCTTGTTCCACCCGGTTTCCTGACCATTATAAAATAGTTAGCATTTCTTCTGTTAGATCCGCTAGAGGATTTTTAATGAAACGATTCGAGCAGGTTAAAAAAACTGGGCAGAAGATTGAGTATCTAAGCAAATTATGAGGTGGTTATATGGCTGTTTCAGATAGGCAAGCAGAAAGAATAAAAAGAATGCGGCGTGATGCAGAAAAGAACTCTTTTAAACAGGCTACTAATCTGGAACCCAATATTAAAGACTATATGCCAGAAGCGTACACTAAAGGAGATAGACTAGTTGTAAAAGCCCCTACATGGTGGGCTAATCCTAAATTTACGTTTCAGCATTTTATTGCTGAGTATGCTAAGAACCCGAGGCAAGCTTTAAAGGACTACGCATCAGAAGCAACATTAGAACTAGAACCTTATATCAAAGATAAATACTTAATTTATAATAATGTAAATTGGGAAAGAGAGCACCCTCTGAACCCAGATAGAACATTTAAGGATTGGTTCAAACCGAGTAGGCATAAATATTTTATGCACCTTGATATGTCGTCGTCAAGGGATGCTGCTGGAATCGCTATGGCACATTATGACGACCGTCAAGACAAAGTCTTTATAGACCTGATGGATAGAATTGAAGTTCCGGCTGACGGAGCTATAGAACTCGAGAGGTTTAGAAGGTACGTATTGGATATCCAGGGATTACACTTCCCGCTATACAAGGTAACTTTTGATAGATGGCAATCCTTAGATATAAGACAGCAACTTGCACGTAAGAAAATAGATACTGGATTATATTCAGTCGACATAGATACAGAAGCTTACGACACTATGCTAGAATTTATAATGACAGGTCGCTTAGATTACTATTATTTTGAACCTTTTATTGACGAGTGTAAGGAATTGATGCTAATAAATGGTAAGAAAATAGATCACCCAGTGGGTGGTTCTAAGGACGTTGCTGATGCAGTTGCAGGTGTATGCGGTCAGATTGGTTTGGCGTTAAAAGCTGGAATTCTTAAGAAGCGTGCTGGTTTTGTACTGATTTCTTCTGATGGAACTGCTATAAGAAGTTCAATGCCTTCATAATGTTTAAAGTAAGTGGGTGATAAGATGGGTCTGCTTGATGGCTTTATAAAGAGAAATAAGAAGATTGCTAGAGAAGAAAAAATAGCAGCTTTGATATCTTCTCAGGTTGAATCTACAGTAAATAAAGCTGTCGCGGAAGCTGTTGAGAAAACCATTAAGATCCAAGAGGAGCGTAGCAAGAGAAAAGGAGCCTTAACTATAGCTCCGTATGATTATAACTCTCCCTATGGCTTAACCAACACCAGTGATAGCAAAGTTCTTTTAGATGCTTATTTAAAAGAAACCGCGATATCTGGGTCTATAGATTCTATGATGCGTTCAGCAACTGCATCCTCTTGGCGTATAAAGGTAAAAGATTCCTCTGCTGACTTTAAAGGTGTAGATCCAGAGGATCCGGAAATTAAGAAAAAGATACAATTTTATACTAATTATTTTAGAAACCCAGACCCACACGGCCACAATTCGTTTACGCTAATGGCTCGCTCCACATTCCTCCAATTACTTTTATTTGGAGATGCTTGGTGGGAGATTCGTGATAACGGGTATAACTTACTGGATCCATCTACCATGAGGGTTTCTATAAGCGACAAGTATGGGGATCTATTAGGGTTTGTACAAGTAGTTGATGGCAGAATTGCCACGGTCTTTAAAGTTGGAGAAGTTTGTCACTTTAGAACTGAAAGTTTGGTTTCTGAATTTTATGGAATGTCCAATGTGGAAAAGTTAGAGTATCCCATTGTGACCGACTTATACGCCGGCATGTGGAATCGATCTTTCTTTAAAAAAGCAGGTAGACAATCCCTACAGATTATACTACCTGAAGATTCCTCGCAAGATGACGCCATAGAGTTTTTAAGATACTATGAAAATGAATACCAAGGAGTTGATGGTGCCCATAGGACTCTAATAAATTATGGTGGAGCTAGAGCCGAAATCTTGGGGGCAAACCCTCGGGACATTGAATTTACAGAAGCTAGAAACACAGCAAGGTCAGAAATTCTTTCGGTATACGGAGCTCAACCATCTAAGATGGGCATTCAGGATCGGGGTGTGTTTAATACACGAGAGCAAGATTACAGTTTCAAACAAGAGGTAATTAGGCCTTTGCAGAAATTATTTGCGGAGTGTCTTACTCAGCAGGTACTTAGAGGTAGATTTAAGGAAGAAGATCTGGAGTTCGTTTTTGAAGATGTTGACCTCAGAACGAAAATAGAAGAATCTAAATTGCAAATAGATTTAGTTAGGTACAATATAATAACAATAAATGAAGCAAGAAAGGAACTAGGAAAGCCTGCTTATGAAAGAGGCGACAAACTTTTGGCTGAACTGACATCAGATCTTAAAATTGACCCTAAATACGATGGTAGTACCACTTCTGGGGGAAGTGTAGGAAGTCCTGAAGACTATAACACTCCAGATATGGGGTTATTAAACGACGATAGATTTGCTCAAGGTCATATTTTAGATGAGTCAGAAAGGAAATCTAATGAGCCTTCGGCAGAAGATTTGTCGGTTGATTCTGAATTTCCTGAAGAAATAATTGAAATGTCAAGAGTCCGTTCTGCATTTATCAGGTCTCAGAAAAAGATCCTGCAAAAGATTGAAAATGAATGTTCCCAAATAGTACGTAGTGATCCTAAATCTGAAATCTTGGATTTAGGAGACCTCATACAAGATGTCATTACTGATTTTGTACCTTTAGCTTCTGATGTCTTTAAAGACTATTTTATTAAAGCATTTTCACTATGCTTTGGGCCTAACGTGTCTTATGAGCAACTAAGAGAATCTGATCCTAAGCTTATCAGATATGTTGGAGAAAAGCAACATGAATTTGAGGAAGCTTTTAGGAACATAGTCCATGAGCATGTGATAGCAGCTGTTATTAAGGCTGAAACCCACGCAGACTTTATAAAAGCACTTTCTAGGGGATTCCGCATATTGAAGGAGCAACATACGGAATTATTCGCTGATAAATATATCTTTGATACTTTAAATGAAGACGGTTGGACACACGTGTACCCTAGCACTGATAAACAAAAGCAATTAATGTTTATCAAAGCTATAGAGAATTTGAATGAAACCATAGGAGGATTAAAGAAATAATGTGCGACAACTGCCTTTTGAACGAGCATGAGATCTATAAAGATATGACACTGTCAATTGAAGAAACTTTAAGACTATTAAATAATTTAGAAGGACCCAAGCCATACATGCTTGACGCCATTATGAAAGTTTCTACAGGCAGGAAATCTAAAGTTCGTGCCTGGATGATAAAAACCGGCAACTTTTTAATAACTTCTATTCCGGAATACTCTAAAGACTCAGATTTCTCATACATCGAGAAAAACGTCCTGAAAGACCTCAATAAATTGAGGATTCCTAAACCTTTCATTAAAGAGCTAGAAAATATTTTGTATGAAACATCATTAAAGGAGGCAGAAAAACTAAATAACGTTTATTTAAAAAAGAGCCAGCAAATCGAAAAGGCTAAGAATAAGCTTGAAAGTAATTTATTTCAACGAGCCAAAGCTGCTGCTAAATCTATATCGAGTACTTTGTTAGATGGATTCATTAAGAAGGTATCTAATACTTTTAGAGCAAGTAAGAGAAATCCACCATCCCACTCTCAGATACAGAGGGATTTAAATACTTGGAACAAAGACCGAGCTGTATGGAAATCTGATGAGATTGAACTCACTGAGAAGGCAACTGTTCTTAATATAGTTTCTAAGGATATATTACAGAACAAAAAAGACCCGTACAAAGAAACTAAGAAGTACTATGTTTTACCTTTAAGGGCTGTTTGTGGAGTGTGCCAATCTTATGTAGCAAGAAATCCCTATTCGTACAGGGAAGCAATGCAATTACAGTTACCAAACCACCCGAGATGTGTACATTACTTAGAGGTATTCAGTGAGTAATACTAGAGAGGTGATAGTCAATGAGCGAAAAAGTGACGAGCACAATGGATTCAAAGCAATTGATAGAATTTCACACATACCAGCATGCTTTAGCCAAAAGTTATGGTATAAATGAAAAACTGATTGAAGACCATTTTAATGTTGTTAAATCATTAGAGCATTTAAATCTTGCTCACCATGTACTAGATGATCTGGATAAAGAAACAATAAAAAAGCTTCCCAGCAGTTACAAAACGGTTAACAGTGAAATTCCGCTTTCTTTTCCATTAGAGGTTGTTAAAGTAGATAATGGGGAAGGGGAAGAAGGTAATTGGTACATAGAAGGCTACATATCAACAGATGATCCAGACCTAGAAAACGACATTATAACAATCGATGCTATGAAGGACGCCTTAAAAAATCTTGATGACAATAAAACAATTTTATACATGCACGATACCTCTTATCCTATAGGAACCATCGTTGATAAAAAGGTAGATAAAGAAGGTCTCTGGGTAAAAGTCCTAATCTCGAAAACAGTTCCTGAAATATGGCAAAAGATTATGGAGGGAGTCCTAAACAAATTTAGCATAAGAGCAAGGGTATTAGAATTTACTGAAAAGTTTGACTCAACTATAAACAAAGTCTTGAGGGTCATAACTAAAATGTACATCATCGAAGCATCCCTAGTTTCTGTTGGAGCTAACCCTAAAGCTAGATCTTTAAAATGGTATGTGTCTAAAGCATTAGAAATCCATGAAAATACGGCTGTGACTCAAGATCTCATTTTGAAGGTGTTTGGGGGTAGCTTACCAGATAAAGCTGAAATCAACGAGTTTTTAGAAGTCCAAAAAGAATTAAACAAGGAGGCTGAAGCTATGACTAAAAGTGGTACTCTTATTGAAAACGAAGAAGTCAATAAGAGTGTAGATGCGGAAGGAACTCCTCCTGTTGAAAACCAGGTGGATGAATCTAAGGCAGAAGAGGTTACCAAGAGTGCAGAGATTGAAACCGGAGAAGAAAAAAGTACCGGCAACCCTTCCAATGAACCCGAAGGTGAAGAAGTCAAGAAAGAAATGGATGCAGAAATGCAATCTGCAGAGAACCCTGAGATCAACCAGACCAAGGAAGAACTAGATGCCTCTAAATCTTTAGAGGATAAAATAATTGATATTTTATCCTCTGAAGGGTTTATAGGAGCCTTGGTAGACCGTATTACTTACTTACCTGGTTTTGCTGAGTCTCTAGCCCAGAAAGTTTTTGAAGCAATGTTGAGTTCTGAAGCTGCAAAGTCGCTTGACAATAAAACTGTAGAAGATAAAGACGAGGTGTCTAAGTCCATTGAAGGATCTGCTGAAAAGGACGCTGCTGAAACGAAGCAAGAAAATGAGGAAGTTACAAAGAGTGAGACACCAGACGAAGGAGACATCGCTAAAAGCACCCCTGAAGCAAATGTAGCTACAGAAGAAGAAATCCGTAAAGGGTTGATACTGGATAAGACTATTGTAACAGTTGATACCCCCAAGACGGTCCAGGAGATTATAAAGTCTGATGAGTTCAAGGGAATCGACCCTGAAACTAAGCTTCGTCTTTTGCTCGAAGCCCAGGCTAAAAGTAAAGTTTAATAAAGGAGGGTACCTCTAATGGCATTTGATGAATTGAAAAAAGCTCTTGCGATGGCTGATGCTTCGGCGTTAGTACCTGAATCTTTGGATCCAGTTCTTGTTGAACTGGCAAGAAAGTATGCACCTATAAGGTCCTTACTTGTAAGAAAGCCCTGGGATGCTGAGGTTTATAAATTCAGTCGCCGGACCGCTATGAATAGTGCTCAGTTTGTGAGGGATACCGGGAAACCTACCCAGAGTAAGAGTACTTATGATAAGAAAACTTTCAACATCAGAAACCTGCAAACAAATGGTGCTGTTACTGGTTTTGCAAACGCTGTTACCCAAGGCAAGCTAGTTGAAGCTCGTCAGTATGAAATTACTGGAGCGACTCAGGCCCTAACTTGGCTGGAAGAATTCGCTATTTTGTGGGGAAATGAGGCGGCTACCGAAGATAGTGATCGTCCCCAGTTCTCTGGTATGGATACCCTGTGCAATGAAAATATCATCCAAAAGGATGGGGCTGTTTTGGCTCTAACCGATTTGGACGATCTGATTGATTCCGTTGAGGAAAATCTGGGCGGCCCTGTGACCGGGCAAGACTATTTCTTCATTATGTCGCCTCGTATGCGATCTAAAGCAGCTGCCCTGCTTCAGGCCTATCAACGTTTTGTTGATAAAGTTGAGATTGATGGTGGATTAATCTTAGATTCTTATAGGAATGTTCCAATCTATCCTACTAGCTTCTTAACTGTGGGTACCACCCCTCCTTCTGATTTAGCAGCTGCAGATGACGCTGCAGTCGGTTCCTTAACTCCTTCAAGTACTTACTACTATCAGATATCTGCAGTTACTTTAACTGGAGAAACGGTGGTTTCTTCGGAAGTTTCCCGTACTGTAGGAGCGGATAAATCAGCCGTCAAGTTGACCTGGACAGCGTATAGCGGTGCTTTGCTATATAAGATTTTCCGTGGAACAGAAACGGGGAAGGCCACATTGCATGCAGTTATAGGTGCCCATGATTCAAGTGGTAATGATGTGAATTCTTACGTAGATACCGGGGATACTCTAAATACTCCTGTAAGAGAAAAGGCTCAAAAACCGTTATCTGCCAATGAGGAAGCCATCTACCTGTTCCCGAGAAATGAACAGTACGCTCTTATTCCTTACGTACGTGACATTAGTTATGTACCCCTAGCCAAGACGCAGGACCAAGAGGAATTTCTGATTATAGAAGACGTCTGCCTAGCTTTAAGGGCAGCTAAGTTTGCTTCCAAACTGGAACAGGTAAAGTATAAGGCCAATTAAGAACGTGTGATCTAGGCCTAATAACTTAGGCCTAGATCTAGCTTATCAAAAAGGGGGTGCCTTGTTTAATGGCTAGTGCTACTGTTATTACATCCTATTTAAAAGAATCAGCACAAGAAGACCAGCTTAGTTACTTGCTAGGAACTCAGTTTAAACTTTGTGCTGGTACGGTGATTTTTGCCGGAAACTACATCGCGGGTGGAAGTTCAATTAATCTGGCTTCAAGGTTTGAAAAATTGATGGGCATTGTGTTTGAAAAGCAACCAGGATTTGAATTTGTTTATGACCCAGAAACTGACAAAGTAAAGATCTTTGGAGCCGGCATTGAAGCTTACACTATACCTAATTTAAAAGGATCCGAAAATACAAATAGCGAAACGACAGATCAAGCTGCATTGCCCACAAATGGAGCTGCTATTATGTCCGCTAAGACTATTGCAGATGGTAAGATTACCCCAGGAACTTTCACTAATCCTGACGTAACTAGAAATATCGCAGTATGTATTACCAATGATTCTGGGGAAGCCCTAGATGCATTTGAAGGTGTTACTGAATTCACGATAACTGGTACAAGAGACGGGGTTGTCCAAACAGAAGTTATTAAAATATCTAACGCAGCAGCAACCAAATCAATTGCCAATAATAAGTACCGATTCAAATATGGTGTTCTTCCCTTTAGCACGGTTACAAGTTTGGCAATAAAGAACCCGCCTGCAGATGGTTTGAAGTTAAGCCTAGGGTATGGAAGCATAATCGGGTTACCAGCACCCTTAGCTACTGCTAATGAGGATGATGTCTTGTCCGTCACCATTAATGGTGTCCGTATTGATTTGGCTGATGTAGTAGATGAAAATTACAATTCCCTCAATCTTGGTGACAGAACTGATGATGACAGTGTTCTTGTTTTGTTTCGGTCTAAGCATAAAACTGAGATTGAATTAGCACCAGGGATTGATACCGGAGTTATAAGCCCAATTAAATTTGTAGCTTTTGGAATGTAAAATGATGGAGGTGAGATTATGGCTTATTGTACGGCCAATGATGTCCAAGCACTAGTAAATGATACTATAGAAGCAGGGCCTTTAACTACTTTAACTGAATTAATAATTCCATCTATAGAAGAGTACATAAATGTTACAGTAGGCCATGATTTTAACCTTTCCGATCAAGATATATCTGTCGATGGAAAAGGAACCCCAGCTATAAGAGTACCATCCCGTATAGTTTCTATTCAGTCTTTAAAAGTATCTCATGCTTTTGGTAACGAAGAAACATTGGTAGAAAATAAAGATTTTGTCGTGTATAACCCTAAAAGTTTAGAAAAGTACCATGCTGATATAAAAATGCGTAACAATGATACTGATTTTGCTAGGGTACTTTATAGTGACGCAGGTTACTACCCACTTTCTCGCAATGTGTTTCCCGAAGGATCTAAGAATGTAAAGATAACTGGTAGATTTGGTTATGAAGAAGTCCCTAAAAGCATAAGATTCATTACAGCCTATATGGCTAGAGCTGTGTATTCCGATCTTATTTTAAATGGAGAATTGAAAATACCCACTTCTTACTCATTAGGTAATTTCTCTGTTTCGCATGCTATTAACTCCTCTATAAGCAAAGTAGCGTCTAGTGAAGGCATGGTTTACGCGACCCTTAGGAGATTTCAAGGATGGGGATTTGCTTAAATTAAATTTTAGGGGGTTGCAAATGAATAAGCAATTTTTAAAAAGTCTTTTAAATCAGGATGCTATTTGGAAAAGAGTAGTAAATATTGATGCTTACGGGACTCCTACAATGGACGCCATCCCTATAAAAGTTAGATGGGAAAATAAGCGAAAGCTAATAATAGATGGCACTGGTAAAGAGGTCGTTAGTGAAGCCACATGCTTCTGTCTGGAGCCCATACGAACTGATGACTATTTAGTACTTAATGGCAGTGATAAAGAATGGGTTGTAAAAGCTGTGGAAGATCTAATAGATGGTGATGGTTCGATTGTTTATAGAGAAGTTTCAGTGTGATAGATACCTTCCTGTTATAGGAGGTTGAAATAAATGGCTAAGAATAGTAAGTGGAAAATAAAAGAAGCTGTAAAAATAGCAGAAAAGGCCGGGATGCTTGCATTGCAAATAGGAGCTAAAGGCATACTGGCAGAATCTAAAGGCGAGGTTCCGGTTTTAACTGGTACTTTAAAGAGGAGTGGAACAGTCACAATAGGAGGTCTTCCTTCGAGTGATTCTGTATATCAAGCATCTTTACCTAATGAAGAAGGTGGTTCAGGTATAGATCACAGCAACGCCTTCCCGAACCCTATTGGAAAAGAAAAAGCAGTCTTTATCAGTTATAGCGCACCATACGCAATTATACAGCATGAGGAATTGGGTTATTCTCACTCTTCCGGTGGAAAGGCAAAATTCTTAGAGGATCCATTTAATAGAAATAAAAAGAAAGTAGTTAAAATGGTGGAAGAGGCAATTAAAAAAAGCCCTCCGAGATGCTGATTAGGGAGGTGATGTCTATTGTGTTACTAGATGAAATAGGTGGTTTCTTACAAACCAATAATGTAGGTACCTTAGGATCCACCTTATTTTTGGGTCTAATGCCGGACCAACCGGATAGCTGCATAGCTCTTTTTGAGTATGCGGGTAGTCCGCCTGATTTGCATTGGAACGGTGAATACCCCGGGCTGCAGGTACGGGTCCGGAACAAAATCTATGCGATGGCAAGGTCAAAGATCGAGGAGGTGGTGACAGAGCTGCATGGAGCGCATGAATTAACATTAAACGGTACTCGGTACCTGCTTATCAAGGCCCGGGGAAGCCCTGAGGTATTGAAGCGTGATAACAATAACAGAGTTGAGTTATTTGTGAATTTTGAAATTATAAAGGAGCGTGATTGAAATGGCAGTAACAGGAACTGGCGGAGCTGTAAAGCTCGGTACGGATAAAATAGCGGAAATATCAAACTGGAGCCTGGACTTGGGTGCAGATGATATCGACATCACCAGCTTTGACTCGGAAGGGTGGAAAGAATACCTGGCCGGGCTGAAAGAGTGGTCTGGCAGTATCGAAGGCAACCTCAAGATAGACGACACCAACGGACAGAAAGCAATTCTCTATGCGTGGATTAACGGCGAAACGCTGGAATTTGTCTTTGAGGTTTCCTCGGGCGTGTCATTCCAGGGTGAAGCATTTGTAAAACCCTCGATTGAGGTACCGATAGACGATAAGGCAACCTTCAGCTGTGACATCCAAGGAACCGGTCCTTTGAACTTACCCGCGTAAGGAGG